AGATTGTTTGGAGAAGACCAACACAAAAGATTATCACCTTGGAATATGTCTGATTTTAGAGAGTTCACTTCCTATGGATATCAGAAGAATCAGAAATACACTTTGTATGGAATCAATGTTATTGATTACATGGAGTTGTATCAGAAGAGAACTTTCGTCAATCAAGAATCATATTCATTGAATCACATTTCCCATGTTGAATTGGGTAAAGCAAAACTAGATTACTCGGAACATGGTTCACTACATGGACTTTACAAGAATGATTATTCTAAGTACCTTGCATATAATGTGCAGGATGTTGTTCTCGTAGAAGACTTAGAAGAAAAACTTGGACTACTAGAATTGACTATGACGATGTCATATGATGCCAAGTGTAATTACTCTGATACTTTTGGAATGGTAAAATACTGGGAAACTATTATATATAACTTCCTTAAGAAACAAAACATCCAAACACCACCACAAAAATTAAAACAAACCAAGACACATTCTATTGTCGGTGCATATGTTAAAGAACCTATTGTAGGGAAACATGATTGGGTAATGTCATTTGACTTAAACTCACTCTATCCACATTTAATCATGCAGTTCAACATATCACCCGAGACAATAATCAAAGGTGGTCAGAGAATGGATGTAACCATTCAGAATATGCTTGATGGTGAATCAGACTTATCCCAACTTAAGAAGTCCAACAGAACAGTTGCACCTAATGGAGTAATGTTCAAACGTGACAAACAAGGATTCCTTCCCGAACTCATGGAAACATTTTATGATGAACGTAAGATGTGGAAGAAGAAGATGATTGAGTATCAGATTGAAAAGGAATCATGTAAAGAACCTAAACGAAAAAAAGAATTAGAGAGTCTCATCAAACGTGCATACAATAATCAACAGGTAAGAAAGATTGCACTTAACTCTGCATATGGGGCTCTTGCAAATCAATACTTTGCATTCTTTGACCCAAACCTTGCAGAAGCAATTACCATGTCGGGTCAGTTAGTTATTAAGGTTGCAGAGAAAACAATAAACAATTGGATGAACAATGTCCTTAAAACAGAAGACGAAGATTATGTAATTGCAATGGATACCGACTCAGTTTACATTACTTTTGATAAACTAGTGTCACAAGTGTTTCCCGAAAATACGGATAAGGACAAAATTATCAACTTTCTTGACACTATAGGAAGGGAGAAAGTAGAGGGCATATTATCCAAAGGGTATGATGAACTTGCAGATTATACTAATGCATTCCAACAGAAGATGGAAATGGGACGTGAGGTAATTGCAGATAGAGGTATTTGGACTGCAAAGAAAAGATACATTCTAAATGTATTTGACTCTGAAGGTGTTAGGTTTGAAGAACCTAAATTGAAAATGATGGGTATTGAAACTGCAAAATCATCTACACCCGAATGGGTCAGAGGCAGACTTACAGATGCATTCAAAGTTGTTATGAATGGAACTGAACAAGAACTATGGGATTTCGTAGAGACTGCACGAAAGGATTTTAGAAACCTTCCAGTTGAGAAGATGAGTTCACCGAGAGGTTGTAATAACCTTGAACAATATTCAGACCCAACATCTATTTACTCTAAGGGAACACCCATACACGTAAGAGGTGCTTTACTTTACAACCACCAACTTAAGAAACTAAACATAGATAAACGATACGAGAACATCCGAAGTGGAAACAAAATTCTCTTTACCTATCTCAAACTACCCAACAAGATGAATGAGAATGTGATATCATACTCAAATGTTCTACCAAAAGAGTTTGACTTACAGAATTACATTGATTACGACAAACAGTTTGATAAATCATTCATAGAACCATTAAATGCAGTTATCAGCAAAATTGGTTGGAATGTTGAACCAGTGGCATCCTTAGATTCCTTTTTCGGATAAATATGACTATGTATCAGTATAAAGTATCAGTAGTGAAAGTAGTAGACGGCGACACCCTTGATGTAGACATCGATTTAGGTTTTGGTATGTCTTACAAAAAACAAAGAGTTCGTATGATGGGAATTGATACGCCAGAATCTAGAACTAGAGATAAGGTAGAAAAACTCTTTGGTAAAGCATCTAAAAAACACTTAAAGAAACTATTAGAAAGTGCAGAGTCTATTTCTCTTATTTCACATGATAAGGGTAAGTTCGGAAGAATCCTTGGTGAAATCTATATTCATAACGATGATGCTGAACTCAATGTTAATCAGAAAATGATTGATGATTGTCATGCAGTTCCTTACACTGGAGAAAATAAAGACTTAGTCGAACAACAACACATGGATAACAGAAAGGTCGTTATGGAGACTGGATATGTGACCCAAGAACAAATAGATAAAGTATCATGATGACTTTGGATGCATTAGACTGCTTTTACATACTCTCAATAGTTTTTGGATTTACATTTATCATGTTCATGGAAGTGCAAATCAAACAAATCAAAACTATGATGGAAGAACATATTAAGTTTGACTGCATAGAAGACCACAAAAAAAACTAAAAAACCCTATTTACAAAACCTTAACCTATGTGTATAATAGATGTATACATTAGGAGAAGTGTTATGTCATTTTTAAAAGATTTAGTAAAGGCATCGGGAAACGAATATGCAAATATAGTTTCTGATGGTGTTGCTGCAGGAGATGTAGATTCGTTTATTGATACGGGTTCTCATATCTTCAATGCACTATTAAGTGGTTCACTATACGGTGGACTTCCTTCAAACAAGATTACGGCAATCGCTGGTGAATCCGCAACTGGTAAAACATTCTTTGCATTAGGAATGGTCAAACAGTTTTTGGAAGATAACAAAGATGCCGCTGTAATCTACTTCGAATCTGAATCCGCAATATCAAGAGATATGATTGAGGACAGAGGTATCGACTCTAACAGAGTTGTTATCGTACCTGTTGTCACAGTGCAAGAATTCAGAAACCAAGCAATCAGTATACTTGATAAGTATGCAGAGACCCCCGCCGACAAACGTCCACCAATGATGTTTTGTTTAGATTCACTTGGTATGTTATCAACAACCAAAGAAATCGAAGACACTGCAGATGGTAAAGAGACTAAAGACATGACTCGTGCCCAAATTACTAAGGGTGCATTTAGAGTCTTGACACTTAAACTTGGACGTGTAGGAGTTCCTATGATTGTTACTAATCACACATATGATGTGATTGGTTCTATGTTCCCACAGAAAGAAATGGGTGGTGGTAGTGGTCTTAAATATGCCGCTTCATCAATCATCTATCTTTCAAAACGTAAAGAAAAAGAAGGTACCGAAATCATTGGTAATATCATTCACTGTAAGAACGCTAAGTCAAGATTGACTGTAGAAAACAAAGTGGTGGATGTGAGATTATCATATGACAAGGGACTGGACAGGTACTATGGTCTTTTAGACATGGCACTTGCAAGTGGTGTTTTTGAGAAATCATCTACTAGAGTTAAGTTACCAAATGGTAAGACTGAGTTCGGTAAGACAATAAACAATAACCCCGAAAAATACTTCACACCCGATGTGATGGAACGATTAGAACAGGTAGCAAATGGACTCTTTAAATATGGACAAAACGAGATTAGAAACAACGATTCTGAAGAATCTGATACTCAGTGATGAATATTCACGGAAGGTGCTTCCTTTTGTAAAGGACGAGTACTTCTCGGAACCCGATGAACAAGTTGTATATAAAGAAGTAGTTTCCTACTTTGAAAAATACAACAAATCTCCAACGGTTGAAGCACTTCTCATCAATCTAGACAACAACACATCTCTATCAGATGGTGTGTTGAAACAGTCTAAATCAATCGTAAAAGATTTTACATCTTCAGACACATCCGCCAGTGAGTGGTTAGTAGATGAAACGGAGAAATGGTGCAAGGATAGAGCAATCTATATTGCAGTCATGAACTCTATTGATGTATTGGATGAAAAGAATCAACGGTCACGAGGAGAAATACCCGAGTTACTTAAGGATGCACTTTCCGTGTCTTTTGACACAAATATTGGTCACGACCAAATTGAAGATTCAGATGCTCGTTTTGAATTCTACCATACGGAAGAAGAGAAGATTCCGTTCGACTTAGAATACTTCAACAAGATTACCAAAGGTGGTCTTCCCAACAAGACACTTAACATTTGTCTTGCTGGTACTGGTGTCGGTAAGTCATTGTTCATGTGTCATATGGCCGCTGCTGGTCTTATGATGAACAAGAATGTATTATACATTACACTTGAGATGTCGGAAGAAAGGATTGCAGAAAGAATCGATGCAAATGTCATGAACATACCCATGAAAGATTTGCCCGATTTATCTAAGAAAATGTTTGATAAGAAGGTGGACAAAGTAAGAAGTAAAACTCAAGGGAAATTAATCATCAAAGAATATCCTACTGCATCAGCACACGTAGGACACTTCAGACACCTATTACAGGAACTAGAACTGAAGAAAGATTTCAAACCCGATATGATTTTTATCGATTACCTTAACATCTGTGCCAGTGCAAGGGTAAAACCTGGCGCTGGTGCAAACTCTTATACACTAGTAAAGAGTATTGCAGAAGAACTTAGAGGACTTGCAGTGGAGTTTGATGTGCCGATTATGAGTGCAACCCAAACAACACGTAGTGGATACGGTAACAGTGACATTGAGTTGACTGATACATCTGAATCCTTTGGTCTTCCTGCTACTGCAGACTTTATGTTTGCATTGATTACATCCGATGAACTAGAAGAACTAGACCAGTTGGTTGTAAAACTATTGAAGAATAGATACAATGACCCAACCGTATTCAAAAGGTTTGTGATTGGTATCGATAGAAGTCGTATGAAACTCTATGATTGTGAACAAGAAGCACAAGAAGACTTGCACGATGGTACTCAATT